AATATCGGATGCCCTCAATGTCTAAAAAATTCACGCGACGGCGCAGAAGCAAGGGAGGAAAACCTCTGTTTTCAGGCGCCCAGGGATGCGTCTTCATACCGTCCCTCAAATGCAAGGGACAACCGCGCAACATGAACGACGGCAACATCAGCAAGCTGGGATACAAGGAAGGTTCGGATTTTGAAATGAGAGAATATGACAAAATAATACCCTTTGTGAAAAAAATAAAGAATTATGAAAAGTATTTCAGCATTCGCGTGAAATCATGCGAACCCGACACGCTCAGCACCAGCGATTTGATCAACTTCAATGAAGTGTGCCACAATTTTAAGAATGATTCCATTGCGGCCGACACCGTGAACGACAATTTGGATAAATTGCGCACAATCAACATGCCCAATTTAGGAGTGGATTTGAAAGTGTGGATGGACAATGTGCCGCTGGATGCGCGCCGGTTGTGTCGTCTGAATGATCACATTTCCGAATTATTGCTGCGCGCAGTTGAGCCCATGAACGCGATGGGGGTCATGCACAACGACTTGAAATCCGAAAACCTCATGATGGATCTGAAAGAAGCCAACGTGCGCATCATTGACTGGGGTCTTGCTGGGGTCACCACGCCGCATCAAGTCATTCCAGCGCGCTACTTCATGAACAACCCCGTCACATACAACCGCCCATTTTCCACCATGATCATTTCATCCGAAATTGATGAACTGTGTCAAACCCATGTTGCAAAGTTGTCCAATGCAAACATCAGTCAGTTGCAACCCTTTGTGACCGATCTATACGACGAGTACCGCAAATTAGCGCCAACTGGTCACGAGTATTTGACCTACATTTTTGAAACCATGTTCAATGTGAACACCGATGCGGCAAACGCGTTGTTGAATGCAGCGGTTGAAAAATACAACGCCGAAATTCTGCATCATTTTATGGAGAGGACACCGCCTCGCAAGTTCATGTTGCATGATTATTTCAACAAGGTGTATCGTTACAACACCGATGTGTGGGGCACCATGTCCGTGTTTTACAGCATCTTCATGCTGCCGCGCGATCATTTCATCATGTCCGACGAAGTGTATCAAGCCATGCTTCATCAATACCGCACCATCTTCCGGACAATTGTGTTTGTGAATGGACATCGTCGCATGAACGTGCGCAACATTGTGCAACAATTGCAGCAAATTAATAAGTTGGTTGCACCGCCATTAAAGAACAAAGAAGGGTTCAACAAGTCGGCCAAGGTGGTTCGGTTTCAACGTAAACGGCAGGAACAATCGCACACGCACACTCGCCATCACATTAAACGGGTGCCAACCCCGTATCCCATGAACATGCAGCAAATTTGAGCGATTTGAGAGATGAAATTATATGATGCATGTATATACGGCGATTGAACAACACCATGAAATTAGAACTCTTCGTATTTGGCATCACCGCATTCCTCATTTTCAACACGTACTATGACGGTAAATATTTGAAGGTGTTTCATTCGTGGCAAAAAGAAATCAAGATGTCCACGTTTGCATTTGTGGGATTATCTCTCTATATCTTCTTGAAAAAAAACCCGGGGCAAACGCAATCCATGATGTCGCATGCGAACGACATCATCCGATACATGCCAATCAGCCGCTCGTCGGCCGACATGCTGTCGCCCTTTCTGGACTTTGCAAACCAGAAGTCCCTGTTTCAGGAGGGAGGTGTAGCACCACGGCACGGGGGCAAAGAAGCGCAAATGGAGGCGCGCATCATGGCGTCCGGGCGCAACAACGCCACCAAGCGCAGCGTGAGTGAAACCAAGAAGAAGTTCGTGGCAGCACAGCAGTCGTGGAAGTGCGGGCACTGCGACCGCCAGTTGCCGGCGTGGTACGAAGTGGATCACATTGTGCGCCTGGAACACGGCGGGTCCAACAACGTGGACAATCTAGTTGCGCTATGCCGCGACTGCCACGGCAAAAAAACTGCCATGGAGACATTTTAACCGTTTTAGCAATTCAATGACGCAATGACAAGGAAATGCATCATTTGCATGCATTTTAAATATATGCAATGTATAATTAGTGTGATTTGTATTTTTTTTTATTTGTGGAATGCAATCACCTGCACCCCCTCAAGGACCTCCGGGTACATTTTCATTTTTGCAATTTTTGAAGGAGCCGGGGTATTATTTGTGGCTGGCTGCAATCGGCGCAATTGTTTACGCTTACGTGTTTGCAAACCGCGAAGTTGATGAAACAAACAAAACCGACGCGACGAAAACTGACCCGGCGACTGGGACCCCCACGATAAACACGGGCAATCGTGTCGTGACGCTGCTGCCATTCGTGTGGGTGTACGCGGTATTCGCAAAGGCTCTTACATCCTTTAGTTTTGGCGCGGCCGTTACATTAAAAGAATGGATTTTTTATCCAATTGTCATTCTAGTCACACTTGTCATTCTTGTATTTGTGTCCATATGGGCAACGCAAACCACGGACGGAGTAAATTTGACCATTCACGGTGAGAGAACCGGGTTATTTTTCACAAACATATCACTCATCGGGGTTGTAATTGTGGGTTCGCTTATATCTGCATTGGTTGGATGGCGAGGAGGAGGAGGAGGAGGAATAGCCCCAATTCGTAATTCAATTTACACATTTTTGCAAATGTGTTTGCGGTTCATTTTCAATTTATGGTTTCCTCTCATGATGATGTATTACCTTGTCAAAACGGGCGCCACGTATTGGTTTCAAGTGGTGGCATGCGCCTCCATTGGCAGCGCCATTGCAATGCTGGTGTACGATTGGTTCAAGGTCAAGTTCAACATGGAACCACTAAAGGATTGGATAAGCACCGGGTTGGATTCCCTCAAATACACTTTCAATACGTTTCCGCTATCACACTATTTAAAATATGTGGAAAACAGTGAACTCACGGATGTTGCCAAGCGGGTTTTGATTTTTGCGATGCTGTCTTATGTGGCATACCTCATGATCAGTGTGTATAAGTTTAAGAACCAGCTGGTGCCGTGCGTGAGTGCATCGTTTGCCTCGTGCTTTTGGGATGCAAACTTCTCGTTCAATGGATACGATCCAAACAAACAAACCCCTTATGTGAATGCATTGATTTACGCTGTGTTCGCGAGCATGGGATTGAATGTGCTAAACTGGTTAATAAAACTGGTGTCCTTACACACGCGGGTCAATAACTTATTGAATGCGAAGACCGATAACTTTCCAAGCATTGAGACCAACTTGAACTTGGTGACATTGATCCAAATGATCATATTCCCATTGTATTGGATAATTCAATTGTTCATGCAGCACCCCATTGCAATCATTGGTGCGTTCATTGCATTTGCCGCGGTGGGGTTGCTGCTCTATCGCTCATCGTTTGACTTGACGGCGTTTATAGAAGGCCAGCGCGGAACGGTGATCACGCTGTTCACCATGTTCATTGCATCGTTGATGATGTTTGGGGTTTACATTGCAAGCAAGTCAAGTGGTGGTGAGTCAAGCTCAGCGGGCACAACAGGCACAACAGGCACAACAGGCACAACAGGCGCAACGGCGGGCACACAACCACAAAAGGCAGAAGAAGGTTACTTGCAATTCATCATGCGACCGCTCTTGTTGATTGCGGTGGCTGCGTGCATTGTGGGACTGCTCCTGTTTTTCCTGAATTCTAACAGTGGTTTGACCACCGTGGCCAATTTATTGCAATACGGCATCACTGCGCTCATCTACATTGGCGGCATTGCGGTTGTCATTGGCTTGGCGCGCACCGTCTTTTCAACGTCGCGCAAAATGGGGGATTCCATGTTCCAAATCACCGAGGATTCCAATTGGGTGATCAACGTGCTGAAACTCATTGCCAATGCACTGTTTTACCTGCCGTGTTTGCTGATGGACGGCGTGGAAATGCTGAAGGAGCAGTACAGGATGCCCATTCGCCCGTGGCTGATTCTGCTGGCATTGGAGGCCGCATTCATTTTGGCCGGACATTTCCTTCCGTCTCTGGTGACGCGGGCAATCAATCACACCGGCGTTCAAATATTGTCGTCCCCCATTTCCATGACCACCGAAACCAAAGTGTCCAACTACCAAATCCAATTCGTAAACCGGAATGGCGTGATAGATGATGCAACTGATTCGGCCCAAACGGCGGCGGCGGCAAGTCCCATTGAAGTGCAATTGCACAATTACAGTTACGGCGTTTCGGCGTGGTTTTACATTCATCCGCAACCCCCGACCCTGAACCCCGAATATGCCAATGACATCAACGTCTTCAACTTTGGAGAAACTGGACCAAGTGTTTCATATTCTCCCAAAACCAATGCGCTGAACGTGTCCATTGCGGGAGTAAAAATGCCGTCTGAACCAATCCCGCCCATGGTCGACGTTCCGTTGCAACGGTGGAACAACCTCGTCATCAATTCGGACAAGGGTGCGATTGACATTTTCATCAACGGCAAACTGATTTACACGGGAATGCACGTGCCGGAAATTACGAGGTCAATTCAAATTGCTCAGGCGGTGGTGATTGGCCAAGAAACCGGAGTTCAAGGAGAGATTTGCAACATGGTGTTGAACCGCGAACCTTTTACGAAGGCGGAGATTGCGTGGTTTTACAAAACAAACAGTGCGTTGAACCCCCCGGTGGTGGGTGTGAACGAACGCGATCGCGATTCTCAACCCAATCCGATGTCGTTCAGTCAAAACGGATCGGTGACGGCTGGTTCAATCGCCGCCGTGTTTGGAGCCTTGTTCGGGTGGTTATTCAACAACCCATCGGAATCCACAAAGGGGGCGGTCATGGGTGCGATCGCATTCGGGTTAATTGGGGCGCTGCTGGGTGCATTATTTAGCACCGACGGAATGGTGGCAAATGTCATGAAAACAGCGGCGAGCGTGTTTGTTGACACGTTTTGATATTAACCTTAGGTCATTCGCAAAATAAATAATAATATAACGAAAAATATATATAGCAGATATATACATTTTTGGAATGAATCTTTTGACCATTTTCGTGTTTGTTCTCATCATTGTGTTGATTTATGCAGTGTACAAATTAATGACCAAAACTACGACCACGGTGTCCGGGTTCTCGGATGGAACCCGCGTGGTTGGGGTGCCTTGTGACAATTTCGGCACAAATGCAAATTACGGGTATTCCGTGTGGGTTTACATTGATGCATGGCAAAACACGGTGAGCGCTGACGACAATGCCAGCAATTTGAATAAAAACATATTGACGCGGTGCGCAAAGGACAACACGCTGTTCAACATGTATTTGGACAACGAACAAAACAATTTGAATTTAGTGATGAACGGAAACAAGGCATGCACCATACAAAACGTGAAGCTGCAAAAATGGTTCAACATCACCATGAGCATTTATGGCAACACGACGGATGTGTATTTGGACGGCAAGCTGGTGCGAACGTGCATATTGACCAAAGTCCCGCTTGGATTGAACACGAGCGACACGCTGTATGTCGGTGGCATGATTGACAAAAAAGATGCAAGCAAATGCGTTGTCAAAGACGGCGGCGATTTGACCGGGTACATTTCCAACGTGGTTTTCAAAGACAATTATTTTACGCCGGAAGAAGCGTGGAGCATTTACGGGGACGGTTACAGCGGCTCTGGCATGTTTGATTTCATTCACCGATACAAGCTGAACTTCAACATAACCAAGGACAACCAAACATTGGGGCAAGTCTCAATTTGAATTGATCCAATGCACAAATAATACACAAATAATACACAAATAATACACAAATAATACACAAATAATGCATGAAAATAATTTATTATTATAAGTTAATAAGACATACAATAATATTTAAGTACAGACAAACGTTTTAGCCATCCTGCATCATGAATCCACTTAATCCAATGTATCCAGGCGGCGGCGGCGGCGGCGGCGGCGGCGGAAATAACGGGTTGGGAGCTCCGCCAATGAATCTTCCTGCAATGAACGAATTCAATTCGGCAGACATTGTTAGCGGGTCCAAATCGTTTCTGGATTCCAACAGCTACGTGGCGAAGGCCGCATTCCTCATATTGACGGTGATCATATTTGTTTATGTGTTGAGGGTGTGCATTTCACTCATTGGGTGGTTGTTTTCACCCAATTCTAGCCCCTACTTGGTGGATGGATTGATTGATGGAACGTCTGGAAATTTGACAATCCCGCAAGATCCGTCTCAACCCAATGCCATCACCATCCTGCGATCCACGAATGATGCGGCCGGCATTGCATTCACGTGGTCCGCTTGGATTTACATCAAGCAAAATGATGCCACGAATGAATCCACCGGGTATCACCATGTGTTCAACAAGGGCAGCGCAAATCCAATCAACAATGACCCTGCCATGAAGGGAATCATGGCACCAAACAACGGTCCGGGTCTTTATTTGAAGAGCGATTATTCGGGCATTCGCGTGGTCATGAGCACATTTGAGAAATCCAACACATATGTTGATGTGGACAACATTCCCATCAACAAGTGGTTCAACGTCATTATTCGGGTTGAAAACACGATACTGGACGTGTTTATGAACGGGGACTTGGCCCAACGCCTCCAACTGGATGCCGTGCCATTTCAAAATTACGGTGACGTGAATGTTGCAAAAAATCATGGATTCAACGGGCTTATCTCGTCGCTGCGGTATTACAACACAGCACTTGGAACCCGCGCCATTTCAAACATCATCAGCGCTGGCCCCAATTTGAAGGTGATTGGCTCATCGGGAGGAGCCCCCGGCGTCATGGATTACTTGTCCATGCGGTGGTTTTACAGTCAATGGAATGCCGCCGATTATTAGTAAGGGGGTTTTTGTTATTATTAATATGCATTCATTATAACAACCCAACACAACACAACCCAACACAACCCAACACAACCCAACACAAACCAAGCGTCATGCCGACTGCGCATGAACCCGATGAATACGACTACCTCATTGTGGGCGGAGGTCCCACGGGGTTGGCACTGGCGCAGCTGTTGTCATCCAGTCGCGTGCTGCTTCTTGAAAAACGCGATTATTTAGGCGGCTGCCACGGCGTGACCCGCGTGCATGACGGCATGATGACGGAGCACGGTCCCCGCATCTACATTGACAATTTCCTCATGTTCTCGCAACTGCTCAACGACATGGGCACACGGTTTGACGAGCTGTTTGTGAAGTACAACTTCAGCACGGCCACCATGATGTTGGAAGCTTTGCGAGTTCTAACAGTGAGAGAAATTGCCACCCTGTTTTGGAGTTTCGCCACGTTGAACGATGCATTTAAAGAAATCACATTAATGGAATATCTCTCGTCTCATGGATTCTCAAGGGAATCCATTGACATATTGGACCGCATCGGACGGCTCACCGACGGCGGCAGCGCCGACACTTACACACTCTTCAGTTTCCTGCAGATTTTGAATCAGAATTTCTTGTACGGCATTTATCAACCCCGGGTGCCGAATGATGTGGGACTGTTTCGCATTTGGGAGGATGCGCTCGTGAAGCGCGGCGTGGTCATCGTGAAAAATGCGGCCATTGACCGGTTTATTGTTTCAAACGCGCTTGGCAACGACGCGCATCGGGTGACGGGGGTGGCAGTGAGAGACGCGCGTGCAAATGCATCTAAACCCGCGGTGTGCGCATGCAAGCACGTGATTCTGGCGTGTCCGCCGCAAGAAGTGCAGCACATTTTGAACGCGCATGCAAACCTGGAGGGCGCATTCGGTCCCGAGTTTGACCGCTTTCAGCAATCCACGCAGTACTTGCCCTACATTTCGGTAATTTTTCACTGGCGCACTAAAATCAATGTGCCGAAGATATGGGGCTATCCTCGCACGTCGTGGGGGGTCGGCAACATCGTGTTGTCTGACTACATGGACTTCAATGACCCGCGGTCTCGGACCGTGATTTCGGCGGTGGTCACCATGCCGGATGCGCCGTCGGATCATTCGGGCGTCAGCGCAAACGAGATTGGCGAGAAGCGCGGCGTGATGAACGAAGTGTTCCGACAGCTCAAACAAATTTACCCGAATTTGCCGGAACCGGATTACCAGTTTTTAACGCAGAGTGCGTACAATGCAGACGAGAGACGTTGGGTGCCGTTCAATCACGCTTTTATGACGACCACGCACGGATACGTGCCGAACCGATCCATCACTCATGAAAACTTGTACAATTGCGGCGTGCAAAACGGCAACAGCTCGTACAGTTTCACGTCAATGGAGTCCAGCGTGGCCAATGCGGCGCACCTGGCGACCGAACTGCAGCACGAATTGAAGGACGCATCGGTGGCAACGGTGAGAGAGGCGACCACGGTGCGAACGTGCATGGGCGTCGCTGCAATCACAATTTTGACCATTTTGACCCTTGCATCCATTAGAAAAAGGAAGTAATTTAAATATTGGGTTAATTTAATCCGAATATCTCTCGCCCTTTCAAAATGTCAATCCCGTTTGTGTTGGGGAATCAAAGCACCAGCGCGTGCGGCGGTGTGGGGTATGTTCCCGTTCCACCGCGGGTTTGGACTCGCGTTGGAGGAAACAACTGTCCGAACTGTGATAGCAATTACGGGTATGAAGCTTGCATGAATGGCCTGCCCCCTTACAGCACATATAAACTGGACGAGAGACGAAAGACCGAGATTTTGAAATACAAAAAAAACAGTGCACAAATGTCGCGAGCGCAGCAATACTCCATGGCGTCGCGCAATGCGCTCACGCGCAAAAAATCATGGGCCACGCAAACGCAAACGTATACGAATCCGAATGTGGACAACCTGCCTGAAATACAAATCCCCATCAACGGCGTCATGCGCACGGTGTCATTAAACTGCAATGGGCCGAAAAATCATTGTTCTTTGACGAGTGACTGCGACGTGCCGGGCCCTGTAATTCAGATATGCGTTGACACGACCGTGCCGCTGTACAATTACAAATTGAAGGTGACGAATGCATCAGGCAATACCAAATGGCCCATGGATTCCAAAACAATTAAACCATGAAAATGCAATAAGAATGCAATAAAATAAACATAAATGTATATCATATAAATTAATATACATTTAGCAAATGAAAATTGTTCCTTTTGTGCCGTTGATGTTGTTATTTTCTTATACTATCATGGCTTCCATTCCTGTTTCATCTTCTTTGAATCCGAGTGATTTGTGCCCGCTGATTGACATTGTGGATCATGAGTTGTGCCACGCGGTGTCCAATTCCAATGCATCATCTTCCCCAGTTCAAGAGTTGTGCGTGCTGTTGCAAAAATACAATGCATCGTTTTGTTCCAGCCACGAACATCATGATAAAATGATGAGCGACGATGCCATGTCTGTTCGCATATTGCACAATGAGTACTATGCAAATCAAACGCAAGAAACGCAAGAAACGCAAGAAACGCAAGACATTCACAAGGTGTGTCCAATCATCAATTTCATTGAAGAAGAATTATGCGCATCGCGTGCACATAGCATTGAGTTTGATCCCAAAGAATTGTGTCCGTTGTTGAATCTCACTTACACTGAAATTTGTTCGTAATTTATTGATTACCTAGTGAAACATACATGTGCAATGGTTTATTGCACATGCATTTCATTGAATACACTTGAATATTAGATTTGAATATTTGGACATTTAGCCATCCATTTGAAACCGACGGTTGTAGATCCGCAGTCGGTTATTGGATGTTAAATCGGAACGTAATTTTGGAAGTTGTCAAAAGGGGATTTACGGACGGTACGAGTGTGGCAGAACCAGTGCCCGATTGTCCTGGTTGTCCTGGTTGTTGCACGGGTTGCAAAGGAAACATTATGTTGGAAATGCTCTGCATTTGAGGAAATCCCAAGCCGGTTGCAATATCATAACCCGCACTGGCTGTGAAGGTGGCCCCATTATTAGGTCCCAACCTATAGTCATTATGGAGTCTGGTTGTTCCAGACACTATGTCATAAAACATGGTTCCCACCACATTGGATTGAAAATTGTTGTAAAGAAACTTCTGTAAATTGACGGAACCAGTCAAAGTGGCGCCCCCCACCTCGGTCAATCGGGTGGTCAATGGAGTCAACTCTTCATTGTATCTTCGTTGGCTCAGGTGGGAAAACAACCCACCAAGCAATGGACTCGCGAGGGATGTTCCACCACTGAGCACCAATGAAACCTTTGAACCATCGCTATTCACAAACAAAATCGTTAACCCAGTGACAGGATCAGCAAGCGAGCACATGTCTGGGCACACACGACGATTGTTGTTGTATTGTGATTGTGTGAGGATTTGCAAACCATTCGTCGTGCCTGACTGATGCTCCGGTCTTTCATATGCACCACCGTCGGCAATGGAATGTGAAAATCCGGTTCCACCTCCTGTATTCACATCGCTGTTTGGGTTTGGGTTAATGGTTGGTCCAACCCACAGTGTTACATTGGGATTTGTGGGAAGATTGATTGGGTCGTTGACCGCGTAATAAAGAGATGCACCACCAACGCACATCACATTGTTTGATGTTGCAGGATATCCAGCCCAGCGAGTGTTTCCAGCTGCTACAAAATAACATATTCTTGGGTTAATGAATATTTGATCGTCCAAATGTTTGCGATCTCCACCAGGGATTGTGTCTCCCCACGACATGTTTATGTAATCGGTGGTTCCATATTGATTACTTGCAAAGTTGGCGTCGGTTGAAGCATAAATAACTGTGTTGTAAAGATCATTTCCCATGGCACTGGCGCCATTTATTATGCGAAAATGCGCATTTGGATTCATGGCAATTGCCCAAAAGTTGAGTATCAATTCACCCAACCAACCAACCTTAACGGCATTTTCGCTGTGATTAAAACGTGCGATGCCGGTCAACAAATTGCGGGTCGACGTTGTGATACCAGTGACACTTGACAGAAGTGTTCCATTTGTGCCAGTGTTTATGTAAGTGCTGATGGCCTCAATGATGGATTGATTTGCTGCTGCTTCTTGAGATGTTGCAAGAGGTGGGTTGCCCAAAATTATGTTTCCATTTGAGGTTAATGAACCTAAGTTGATGACTTCCATGCTTGGAACAGGGCTAATTCCATACACTGTGCAAAAGGCATTAAAACACTTTTGAAGGTAGTCGGCAGGCCAATTGTGTGCAATGGTGATTGCAATCACAACTTTCTTTTTGCCAACAGCGGGCGCAACATTGACGGTCGTTGCGCCATGTGCAGCCTTAAGTTCGGCGGGCAAATAGGGACTATTATTAAGGCTTCTTGATGCAGTGATTAATCCGTCGGCCAAATCTCGGTCATACTGTTCTTGATTAAAGACAATGTGAGGTGGTTTTATTTCAACCGAGTTGAAAAAATCATTAAGCTCCTCCAGGGTCATTTGGGGGACGGGCATTTCAAGCGATTCATAGTGCGCTTGAACTTCGGCTTCAGGTTGCGCGTCAGGTTGCGCGTCAGGTTGCGCGTCAGGTTGCGCGTCAGGTTGCGCGTCAGGTTGCGCGTCAGGTTGCGCGTCAGGTTGCGCTTCAGGTTGTACAGGAACCTCAGAATCAGACATGTTTGAAGGTTATAAAGTAATGCTATAAATTAATATTTATGTATTTTAATAATACGAATCATTTATATTGTTTTAACACGATTTTGTTTTTTGAAAATCGGGATTGTTTTGCATTTACATTCATGTGCGTCATTGTCGCAAACGGGGATTGATGCAAATGGCTTGGGTTGGGAAAATGTCTCCCGACATGCAAGTGTCTTGTTCACCCACTTTAATACAGCTTCTAAATCCTCGGTCTTCTCCAATGTAACAAAAGCCGGATTTTCCGGTTCGCTGCGTGCGACTAGTTGCGTCATCCGGTTGCGGAGGCTGTTTTTTCGCATGCGACAGCGCCTTTTCCAGTGAAGCGTCTTGATTGGCTTGATTGGCTTGATTGGCTTGATTGGCTTGATTGGCTTGATTTCCTTCTCCAATTGTTTGCTGAAGCACGTCAATTCCACTGGTTGCGGCACCGGCAGCAATGTCAACTGCGGATTTGGTGCCTTGTGCTGTCACATCCACGGTGGTTTGAGCCGTGTCGGCAACAGCATACCCCAAAAACCGGGACACGGAACGAAATGGTGCCCCCAATGTGTTGCTGAACCATTCCACAATGTCATCCAAATAAGTGAACACATTGAATCCGATGAGCGCCAAAAGCAGCACGATCAATAGTCCGCGAATCAACAGAGACGACATGGATGAAGACTCATCGTTCATGTTGTCGGATGCAAACGAGGGTGCAGATGCAGGTGCAAGTGGTGCCGCAGGTGTTAAATCCATTCAACGTGGTGTGATCTTTAATATTCAATATATGTAAAAGAAGATAAAAATATATACATTAGATCACGCAATCATAACCCATAATCCATTGCATTGTTGTCCCAAATGTACTCATATGCACGAATATTTGAGTTTGCAATGAGTTATTCTCCTTCTCCTTCTCCTTCTCCTTCTCCTTCTCCTTCTCCTTCTTCCCCATCTTCTGATTCAAGCAAACCGAATGACGGTGTTCATTGAATTCAGTTTGTCCATTTTTTCAATGGTTTTATCTAAATCCGATTTTGTGCCGCCTGCCCCCGTCAAATAGTCGGTCTTGGGAGCAATTTCATTTTTTTTCACTTGTTTGTAGACCGTGTCTATTTTTTTCACCACGTTCTCAATGGTTTCCTTGTTTGAGACCATTTCTTGCGTCATTATGAACGGTTCAGTCAGCAAGCAAATCGCAAAGTAAATCAAATACCGCCGTTTTTTTTTCACCCCGTCGGTGTATCTCAGGCAATACAGTTTAAGTAGACTTTGCATGAGTTTTGGCATGAACGGCGCGGCGTCGCGCGCTTGCCCCACAATGAGTTCCCACATGATCCAAATCGGGTCCATTTGGAATTTGGAATCCACGGGCATGGCGCTGCGGCGTTCGCACATGCACTTCTGTTTTTTTTTGCGGCATAATTGTTCAAATTCCATGACCCATTCCAGCCAGTAAGACGCCTGCAAACTGTTTTTGGAATCTTTAGAGATGTGGAATGCAAATTCGTTGATGGCAATGTAGAGCTCTTTCGGATCGCCGGGCAGAAACACGGGACTAACGTACGACACGGTGGGTGCCTTCAGTTTGTCGGTCATGGCGGTGCTGTCAAAGTCGGCCTTCTTAACCTTGATGCCTTCCAAACTGTATTTCTTTTTGGAGTTGCACAAAACGCACACGATTTCGGCAAACAGTGTGCGAATGCGCGGGTTGTTGCGCATGCGCAGTTCATTTCCGATGTAGCCGTTGGCCACGATTTCTTTGAACGCGTCGTACCGCAGTTCCAAATACATGCACAGCTTGGGATTGGCCAAGTGGATGTGCTTGCCGAAACAGGTGAGGATGATGTCCCACAGCTCTTGGTAGTGTCCCGCGCACACGAATTCGGCGGTCCAGTAACACGCTTCTTCTATTTTCCCATTTTTTAGGCAGTTCAGTAGCTCTTTGCGCGCATCGGGCTTCTTGTATTTTGAAAAGGTGATGCCTTTGAATTCGGTGCGAATGTCGTTGATTTCGGTGTCATTCATTTGGCTTCAGAAACAATCCAGTGAATGTGCAATTATTATGTTATTATTTAAAAAAAATAACAATATAACATATATTTAATAACAACATCACAACATCACAACATCACACCGTCGCAACATCACACCATCGCAACATCACACCATCGCAACATCACAATAACATGAGCGCAATCAATGATGCATTCAACACTTTTTGCAAATCCATTGAAAAAAATGTGTGGTTTGGCGTGCTGCTGATGGCAATCACGTTCTTGTTGCTGGTGTCTGCTTATAATAAACTTCAGCGGCTAAAGCTTCGGCTGCAGCCTGTCCCGTATTCGGGATCATTCATTGAGTCCTTCGTGCAAAGCGGCAGCAGCAGCAGCAGCAGCAGCAGCAGCAGCAACGTCATTGTGAAAAATGGCGCCGACATGAAAGACGCGTTTTATGCTGCCGTGCATGACCAACTGTTCAACCAAACAGTGAACAACGCTTACGAGGTGGGCACAATCATCAACAAATACCCGGACATATCCAATCAAACGGTTGCGCTGGATGTGGGTGCGGGAACAGGCGCCTACATGAATGCCTTCATTCAGCACGGCGTAACCGACATAACCGGCATTGAATCCTCGGCCGACATGATTGCGCAAGCAAAAAAAGCGAATCCCAAGCTGAACTTGAACATCGTGAAGGGCGATCCCACGGCGGTGTCGTCATTCAAGCCGGAGAGCTTCACGCTGGTGTCCATGATGAACTTTGAGGTGTACTACATTCCCAACACGGAGAAACTGTTTTCCAACATTTACACGTGGCTGAAACCGGGCGGCTACTTTGTGCTGCATTTGGTGGACCCGCGCCGGTTCAATGCCGCCAGTTTGCTGGGGTCCTCGTCGCCCGCTGAAAACAGAAGCAAAGCGCAAAACGTGGTGAAATTCAACGACTTTGAATACAAGTCCGACGTGCAAATTTTCCCGAATGATTTTGTGCAGTATCGGGAGGTGTTCACCGACGACAAAACGGGCAAGACGCGCAAGCACGTGCGCAACTTTAAAATGCCGTCGCCGCAAACGTTCATTGAACTGGCCGCCGGCGTTGGATTTAACATGCTTGGACAAATTGACCTTGTCAAAGCACAAAAAGAATATCAATACTTCTACCTGTTTTACAAACCCGCGAATTAATGGGTTCGTGCATTTATCCGCTGCTAAATGCGGTGCACGGAACATGCTTGTTCCCCGCCAAGCACACCACGGGAGCGCTGGGGTAAGACCCGTTGAACATTAATTTGCCTTTTCTTTGGTTGCCTTGATTGGAGTTGCCTTGAAATGATTCCTTTACATTTTTGTAAAAAGCGCATGCAACCGCCACAATGACTGCACTGGCAATGAGACCGCATGCATACATTTCAGTGCGCCTAGACACAATACCGATATCCCGATTGTATTTCATTGACTTTATTGTTGTATGGTTGTGTTTACAATATTACAACATTTAATTTAATTGCGGTCAATGGATGCATGACTTCAACGCACGTATTTCCCCGCGCGCGCAAACGAATCCACGATGAAAATAATAAACACGCCTAAAAAACAGTATAAAACTAACTCCTCAGTCACGTGACCGGTTTGTTCATCTTGCTGGTCTTCCAACAGAGAGATGATGTGGTCTAACTTTTGCAGTAGAACGTCCTTGTTTTCGGCGTCACTTGCATTGGAGGCCTGGAACACTGCATTGGCTAAAGCAAACCCTTCTTTTGATAGGGTGGATGCGGATGCGGAGGCGGATGCGGATGCCGGCGCTGGGTTTAACCTAGCGTTCAGATCCGAGCTGTTGGCCGCTGCAAACCGGTTTCTATTTGGAACGGATTGCGTTTGAAACTGTTGTTGCATTTGTCCTTGGTGACTAGTGTCCGAATCAGATTCACTGTCGCTGTCTCCTCCACCGTTGTGCATTTGTTGAATAAGTTCTTGCATATACTTGTGTTGCGGCTGTTGCATTTGCGGTTGTTGCTGTGGCGGCTGTTGCATTTGCATTTGCGGTTGTTGCATTTGCATTTGCGGTTGTTGCATTTGCATTTGCGGTTGTTGCATTTGCATTTGCGGTTGTGGCGGTTGTTGCATTTGTTGTTTCGGGGCTTGTGTCAATCGCGCAGCAGATGGCTTTGCTCGCAGTGTTCGTTGATTTGTCCTTAATGTTCTTTTGGGTTGAACATTCATGGACGTCGGTGGTTCATCATCACCATAATTTGAATATTGCAAATATCCAGACATACCTCTCCTAATAAAATGAGCAGATAATATTTTGGTTTTGTTTATCTTATTGTTGTCTTATGGTTCCCCAAAAAAAAATAACACATATAATAATAGTCACATTTAAAACATTGTTTGTTTGTATGCATTCGTTGCAACAGTACTTCAAACAGGTGGATCCGGAATTCGGGTACGTCACAGTTGCATTCCTGTTTGCGTGCATGATTTGGGCTTCCCCCATTTTGTTTTTGAAAGACAATGTTTTAGGCAAAGTGGTCATGGTGACGGCCATCATTGCCCTCACAGTGTGTCATCGCATTGCAGGCATCATTGCCTTGGTCATTGCAATTTCGTTCATGCAGTCACAGCGAACCCACGGCCAAAAAGAAGGTTTCAACATGAAACTGGATTCGCCGATGCATCCCTTGCTTGGTTATGCCGCAATTGCACCATCAGCCATTCAATTCGGATCGGCAACGGAATTTAGGGAAAAATATTGCATGAAAGGAGTGGGTGGTGCTGGGAATCAACCGCCAGGGTTTCAATACATGTTGAGCCCCGCGCTGTTTGACGGGAGCAACGGCGAAAAACTGCAACTGAAGCTGGAGGCCATCAAACAAATGGACATATCTTCTATGAATGCGGACAATTCATGCAAGCAAGATCCCGCAAATTCAAACAATTACGTGTCCATTGCCAATATGTGCGATCCAGGTTGCAACTGGACCACAAATCCGATCAATGCAACCAACCCAGCAACCAACCCAGCAACCAACCCAACCAACCCAGCAACCAACGCAACCAACCCAGCAACCAACGCAACCAACCCAGCAACCAACCCAGCCAACCCAGCAAAAGAAGGCTTCACACCGGCACTCCGCCCCCACATTCGCAATGGTCGTCGCATGATGATGGATGGCGTTGACGCTCTGAAATCCGGCGTGAGTCGCCTGAAACGTCAACTGTTTTAATTGCCCAATATTATTTTATTGCATTATATTAATCATTGCAGAGTTGGTATTGAAAACATTGAAAATCATGGACACGATTCATTTTGTAACGGGATGGTTTAATTATGCGGCGTATCGGCTGAACAACAGCCTGTTTTTTGCAGGCGTGGTCATGATAATGCTCAACATTGGCGCGCGCTACATTGAGCTGAAACTGGACCCCTCCACCGAGAATTTTCTGAAGACGGCATTGAGCAAGGAGCTGCTCGTGTTTTCGGTGTGCTGGATGGGCACGCGCGATTTGGTGATGGCGCTCATTTTGACCGCCGTGTTCGTGGTCCTGGCGGATTACGGTCTGAACGCCAACAGCAAATACTGCATCATGCCCGAAAAATACCGGGTCATCGCCCAAGGTGCGGCGATGGGTTTGAGGGCCAGTAGCAACGGAGGCCCCAGTGGGGGACCTAGCAGCAACGGCGGCGCTGCCATCGGCGGCTTGTCCAAAGCCGGGCACGGTCCGGCCAATGTTGTCACCGACAAGGAAATCAGCGACGCCATGGACGTGCTGGAACGCGCCAAAAAACAGCGCGAAAACATGAAGTACAGCAATTACTTGACTGCATTCCGATCTGCCAAGTTTTGAAGGGGTTGAAGGTCTCAGCGGGTTGTGATTTGTGTGTTTGTTAATATTAAAATATAAACATAGTTTAATATTTATTCATTCATTGGACCCTGTGCCCTGGACCCTGGACCATGAACTTGAATTTGTTTGGGGACGACGATGACGCCCAGACTTCTGGGTTTTCGGCAAATTTGAAAATGGAAACGTACAATTCGGTAGTTGTCACGTTCAACTCCATTGTGGCAAATACCAGCGATGCCAAAGACAAGGACGGAAGTCAAGTCAAAGACAAAGACAAAGACAAAGCCAAGGGCAAAGACAAAGACAAGCCCCAAGCCACCCCCCAAGACAAGAAAAAAGAAGGAACACAAAACATTCACATATTGACCCAAAAAATGATTGTCGCGAATTCCGCATCCGAATACGTCGTGGACTTGGACGAGGAACAAAAGAAAACTCAGTCCACGTCGTGCGATTACTTGGTGTACGTCCCCACATCATTTGACGTCGTCAAAGAAAAGGTGGACGCATTTTATGAAACCAATTTTCAATTCAAAAAAATGTTCGGGAAGTTGAACATGAAGGATGCAGCGGCGACCGTGTTCATGCAATGGGACTTGTTTCAAAAATTTGTAAAGTACGCCAACCAAAACAAACACAAGCGCGCGCTTCAATGGATACAACAATCGTTCCAAGATGCGAATGCGGATCAACAGAAAATAAAAACTGAAATGACGAAAGTGTTCAATTTAACTGTTTTATTAACGACTCCAAGAAGTGAAACAACAACTAGTCTGTTTCAAAGGTTTGCAATATTGTACACCACCCCGGTGAGCACTGCCATTCCGATTTCTCAGGTTGTTCCAATTAATTATCTAGATTATCTTCCGCTTGCCACCCAATTTATCGCAATAAACGCATTTGGATTCCAAAACCTCAATGTTGCAACCAATAAATTTGGATCAATCTCTCAAAAGGCACTCACGTATTACTTCAATTATTTTAAGTGGTTATATGCGAAATCGGTTGGGTTGTTCGGACGTATTATAAATTATGTCCCACCAATGAATTCAAGAATGGTTTCTGCACTTGCGACACAAGTGCACACGGATATGCCTTCATATAATGTTGAAAATATAGCTTACTTTCTACAAACAATTGTGATAAAAACCGGTTTGCCCAATCGGAATGTTTTACGAAATAATAACAAAATGAAAATCATTCAAGACAAAACCCGGCTGTATACGTTCAAATCCACGCCCGATTATAACCTGAATTATGAAAAATTGCTGGAACGGCTGTATTACAAATACCCGTGTCATTTGACACCCTCGGTAACTATTACAAAAGAAGCCAAGGTTGCGATTACTGCTGCTGCTGCAGACACCGCAACAGGAGTGAATTACGATAATTTCATTGGTCGTGCAATTGGCGCATCCACAACCACTAAATCGCATTCCATCGTGTGCGCAGTAGCAATTGCCACGAGAGCGTTTATTACGAATCAAGTTGCAGCTTCAATTTCTGCGGATGCAATATTAACTCACTTATTTACTGCCATTAATTTTGGTGCAAATCCTACTGAATTAAAACCACAAATTCAAGCACGTTTGATTGCATACGCTACTGTACCATTTGCGGGAAGACAATTAAATCCGTTGATCGGCGCCGCATGTGCGGCAGGGGATGCCGTGTATGCCGCGGCCAAACTTGCGATTACGAATTATGTGAAAGATAATGCGGCAGCAACAAATGTACCTGATGCATTGGCTGCAATCAAAAAAGCAATGGATTCCGTGATAGATAATTTTGACAACTTTGCTGCGTTTGCATATGACAATGACACACTGCTTTCCTTATTGAAATATAGCGACAAGGCTCAGGCGGTTGATACTGCAAGTGCGACGACAGTTAATGTAGCAAACCTCATGGAAAAGGCCGACTATTTGAAAACATTTTATAAAAAAAGCGCAACAAAAGAAGAAAGGTCAAAACAATCCGATGCTCAACAACAAAAAACCGAATTTGAAACCGTGCATGACGATGATTTGTATGTCATTTGCGGCCCGGTGTATTTTGATTACACTTGGATATTCAAGCAAAACCCGGAATTGATTCAACATATTTTGGGAAAAATGAGTGAAACCGATTTGAAAGAGCTGAAAGAAGGGTGGACACCGGTGGAAGATCCGCTGACCGAAAATAAATACCACATCAATCCCAATCATGAAGAAGCGTCTTATCCAAAAATGAGGTTTGATAATCCGACCAAAATGCCAACAGAAACTTCAAAGGCTAATAATGCTGGCACTGCCAGTTGCACGTATAGTTGGAAAGAACAATATGTGTCTCCTTCGCAGGCAAAAGATGAGAATATGGTTGGATATTTAATTAACAAAAATAATAGTGCGACTGCATTTGCAACAAGTGTCAACACTTATGACAGAGCCAATGGGAATGCGTATACCGGTGCTGCAGAATACTTTGATCAACAAATTCATGCAAATTTATTTTTTAATCCACCAGGACCAACACAGCCACTATTAAATTCAATTTACAACTGGACAACCCCTGGATATTATCAATATGAATGCACTCAAACTATTGCACGACGCGCAGGAAACAGAAAATGGATAAATAAGCATGTGCAATTGATGCGCCCACCAACTTATGAAAATGGTGTGCAAGATTATACTGAACCGAATTTGCCAACGGCTTATCCACCGCCACTCATGTCCATTGCGCCTCCGTTTCGCGGCCCGGCAAATACATTTGTCATTCATGCTTGGTTTCCGGGCGAAACGTTCATTGTGGAGGATGGCACTTTGAACCAACGCGGTTGCATGGACTATGTGTACAAAATGATGCAACTAATCTTCAAAACTGCCGAAAAAAACGCTAGTGAAATTGCATCAAAAAAACGCATCTGTATCAAAATTGCGGCAATTGGATACGAAGAATCGCAAATGAAAAAGGTTAACAGTCCGGAAGATAGACAGTTCATTGGAGATGCATTTTTTTCTGCACTAAGAGATTACAGCATGTTGTACGAAACCACAATTCGCGTGACGCTGTATTATGATAATGTAACTCAATCCGGTGTTAAAACACGGTATGATGATTACGTTGGCCAGCGTTTATCGGTTTTACGAAAATCTGATCCGTTGGCCATGGACGCGAGTTTACATTTAAAAATTGCAAACATGGACGATTTTTTTACGCTGAAATGGTATCCAGATTTGGATCAATTGAGTAAGAATGATTTGCTGTATTTTGTGGATTGCTGCAGCAGTCCTCGCGCATTCATTGGAAACATGGGCGAATGGCCAGAAAACATTGAAGAGGTGATGGATGATGCAATTAAAGTGCCAGCGGGTGTCAATCAGCCGTTAATAGCATGTCTTAATACTGCATTTACTTCAATAAATGGGTTATATGCGGAACGTGGAATCAAAGAAAAAATGACAGAGATTGTGCAAAATATGGCAGTCTGGAACATAGTAAATGCAAATGACAAAGTGAATGGACCAACTGGATTCAACACAATCATAAATAATTTAAATAATTTATGCGCTGATTCAGGAACTGATCTTCCTACTCAAGTTGGTAGTGATAGTGCAACCAATTTAATGATAAGTTGGTGGAAAAAGTTAAATATTAGAGGAGCGAACATAATGACACTCCCACGAAATGCCTACATAAGTTCGTTTGATGAGCATGTCATGATTTTGCACAATTTATTGAGCAATTCCAATAATGTTGATTCTGTTGGTGTTAACGCTGGATGGGCCAACAGTCAATTCTTTGCCGATCCGGATACTACGAATGCAACTCCCAATTTAAGAAACACAACGGCAAATCACGGTCCTTATGTTGTCAATTCATTTGCCCAAAATAGAAACAACACATTTGAAAATGCGGTGTATGCTTACACACAAGCCAAGAAAATTCTCACGATGTTGTCCAAAATGAAGTACGACGAAATTCAGATCACAAAGGCCAACCAAGATAGAATTGAGGAGGCGCTTGCAGCGCTCAATGCATACAATGTTGGTAATGCAAAGATGTCGTGGTCCATGGACGCCAAATTCACGGCGGCGGTGGCCGAGGGCGCGTTCATTCCGAACTCCAGCGCCCTGCACAACCCGTTCATGTGTCCCGCGTTGCTAGATCCCAAGGAATGGCAGTTCATGGACTTTGACGACGTGGGGGTGCGTGAAATTGCCGGCGCCAAACCGGTGTCCATGATGTTGAAACCGTTCATAGACGCGAAAATACGGGGATCACTCGCGTCTTCTTCTTCCAGTTTAACGCGTTCCAATGCTCTCATCATCTCAAAACAACCGAACATGCCCGTGCTCGGCGCCAATTTCGCCGTGATATTGGAAAACATGTTTCACCGAAATGCGCAAATGCAATACGACGGAAAAACCATGGTTTTCAACAATTATGCATGGAACAAGGAGTTTTTTTATAAGAAACGCAATGAACGCGCTGTTCTACAGCAACTCACAAATGAAAGAAGGTTGCCTGATTTTGCGAGCTTAATGGGAATTCGTGTTCCGTCCGGAAGGTGCATCAATTTCCCTTTGTTTGCCGTTCAACTCACGATGTATCTGTACCAAGGCAATCTGGCTGATATGACGGGTATGGACATGGCGCGTCTCTCGTGTTCGTTGGACGGATCCATGTTCAAAACCAATGCGCAGATCATATGGGACCAAATGATGAAAAACCTGAAAGAAAAAGAGAAAAATTTCACAATCGCGCAAGTGTTAAGCCGTCTTGGGCGCCCAGTAACAACGGAAGAATATGGGTACACTGCAAAGTGGAATCTTCCTCCTCCTGATATCGCCGGCAATAACACAGCCATGGCATTAATTGTTGCAGTTACTGCTGCGACAAATCCCACGCTCAAAACCACAAATGTGGAAACATTGAAAAAAATACAGGCAGAAGTTACAAAAATGAATTTATTGACGAGCCCATTGTATACCGGATTAAATGATGTTGGCACGCTGGTTACAAACGCAAACGCATACAACGATGCCGAACTTACTGCCGTGAATGCCGCGAATGCCACATTGGGTTGGAATGCAGCCACACAGCGCGAAAGCACGGTGCTCTACATGAATAAAATGGCGAAAAAGAATGGGACCATGGTGAACATTGCGTCAGAATTATTATCATTGCAACCGGGGGATAAAATGTACATCAAAGATGAGACTGATGTGCTGATAAAAAAAAGACAAGTTTGGCTGGTCACTGGCAAACCCAAGTCCAACACGACGCATGCCACAATCATTGACGTTCCAGTCACGTATACAGCGAGGCCATCAAATGTCACCTCTGTTATAAGGAACATTGTAAATGACGCCAATCTAACAGTCGCATTAGAACGGTTTGCCCCCGATGAATGAAACCGCATGAAA